GAGCACTCCAACAAAAACACCCAAATCCTCATCATACCTATCTTTACGCTTCAAAAAATCAGCGTCATATCTAGACATGAAAGGAACGGGATCTGACTCTTTGTCAGGCATGGTAAATACCATATCATTAGCCTTTAATGTATTGGCCATTGAAACATGGTTGAACTTGTCATATCCAGGTCGAACAGACCCTTTGGCATCGTCGCCATAGGTCATTAGGGTGACTAAATCTCTGAAACGTGCAGTACGTCCCAAAGAAAGCTCTTTACCAATTGTCTTCAACTCCTTTTGCGAATAAACATCATAGAAACAAATTCTATGTAGGAGAGAATTAACGATACTGTTAATATAAACAGTCATATTTTGCCCTGATGGGTTGGTTCCAAGGAAGCGAATAAGCGTTCCATTGTAAGCCACCAAAGGCGTGCACACTTCGTGCGCAATAACATTCATCCTCTTAAGGTCAGAAGATGTATAATTGCCAGACCAAGTCGCGATCTTCATCATAATAGAGAAGGCTGAAATAGTCAACTGAGCTGGCATACGGAGATCATATTTTGAATAGTCTCCAGCAATGACCCGATCATCTCCAAACTTTGCCATAAATTTTGACAATTCATCCCACTCGGGTCCGTGAGAATTTACTCCAACTGCTGTCTCCGATACAAGTGGGTAAAGTGATAGGAAACGTGCTACTGGTAAAAAGTACTTCCTAATAGCATATTGAAGTGCAAGGGGTGCAGCTTGGAATACACGCACCTTGTCTTTTGTAATTTTGGTTGGTTCGTCCTTAAGACTGGCTCCAAAAATCATGTTAAGCATTTCTCCAGAATCAGCCGTAGCTAACACTCGAGCGATTTCAGCCTGTACTTCAGGAGTAAACTCCCGTGGACAAGAATGTTCATCAGTAGGTGGTAGATCTACCAAGAACTTCGCCTTAGGACCTCCAATGGGATAACCCATAGAAGTCTTTGTGACCATTGCGTCGATGAAACGCCTACCCTCAATGCCAGAAATGGTTTCCTGGTGTGATAAGGGTCTCATTTCAGCGAGATGTAAAGAACTGTCTCGCTTGAACATCTGCTCAATTTCAGCTAGGTAATCATCCATAGCTACTTCCACCTTAACGGGA